TTACCAGGTGTTGGATTAGTTGTTTGGGGACAGAAGACACGTAACCCAACCGCAAGCAGTCTTGATCGTATTAACGTTGCACGTCTTGTTAACTACATTAGAACAATACTTGCAAGAGTTGGTGACGGCTTCTTGTTTGAACCAAATGACAAGATTACACGAGATCAAATCTCAAACATCATCAGTGGTGCAATCAATGACCTAGTTTCAAAACGTGGTGTTTACGATTACTTGGTAGTCTGTGATGAGACAAACAATACACCAACACGTATTGCACGTAATGAGTTGTATGTTGACATTGCTATTGAACCAATGAAGGCAGTTGAGTTTATTTACATTCCGATCAGACTCAAGAACCCAGGTGATATAGCTGATGGTAATTTATAATAGTAGTATATAATGGAGCCCACGGGCTCCATTAGCATCATAGATATTTTCTGATAAATATCTATAACAGGAGAATATAACATGGCAATTTCGTCATTAAACAGATTTACAGTACCTTTAGCTACTGACCAAAGCGCAAGTACTCAAGGTTTATTAATGCCAAAGATGAAATATCGCTTCCGTGCGATATTTGAGAACTTTGGTGTTAGTAGTGAAAAAGTAGAACTTACAAAACAAGTTGTAAGTATCGCAAGACCAAACTTAAACTTTACTCCTTTTACTATCGATGTATATAATAGTAAAGTTAAGTTAATAGGTAAGCCAGAATGGCAGGACGTTACCGTTAAACTTCGTGATGATGCAGGCGGTAATGTCAGCAAACTTGTTGGCGAACAGATTCAGAAGCAGTTTGATTTTGCGGAGCAAGCATCGGCAAGTTCAGGTATTGATTATAAATTTGTTCTTAAGTTCGAAATGCTAGACGGTGGTAATGGTGCAAATGCCGCAACAGTTTTAGAAACATGGGAACTGTACGGCGCATTCATTAACACAGTAAACTATAATGATATGTCTTATTCAGAAGCGTCGGCAGCTGAGATTGATCTAGGCATTACATACGACAACGCTGTACAAACACCAACAGGAACAGGAGTTGGCTCAGCAGTTGGCAGAACACTTGGTACATTAGTAACAGGTGGTGGTTAATAATTAAGACTCCCTTTATATATAATTCCCTCAAACTTTATATATAAATTAAAAATACCCAGAGTAAAACCTGGGTATTTTTTTGGAATAAATACCATATAGGGTAATGTAAAATGGCATTTAATAATATTTTTGACGGATTCTTAAAACAACTTGCTACCGGCGATACGGTAAAAGATTATAAACACGCCAGCAAGTTAATTGTTAGCGATAATTACAGATTAGCACCGAAATACGCTTGGCTGTACTATGTCTTTTTTGATTTTTCGAGTGCAAGCCAGTATGCTAGAAGCAAGCAACTCGAAAGCGGTATGCTAGTAAAATCAATAACATTACCAACTTATTCTATTCAGAATAGACAAACAAACGAATATAATAGAAAAGGTTTAGTACAAACTAAACTAAATTACAATCCTGTGCAGATAAGTTTTCATGATGATTCTGCAGACGTAATCAGACACTTTTGGTTTGATTATATGACACACTATTATAGAGATACAGATTTAGGTTATTCATCATCTTCAGGTTCTGAGTCAGGAGAAATAAATCCAACATATTATAGAAATGCAAAATATAAAGCAAGAGTCGGTCAAGGCGAAGTTTTTGTTCCCGGCATTGCCGAAGGAGGCTCGGGACTAGATCATTTTGGATACACACCGAGAGATTATAATACTCACGGTACATCACAATATTTGAATGCTATTAGAATCTACAGTTTACATCAAAAACGATTCAGCGAATATACTCTTATTAATCCAATGATTACAGGATTTAATCATGATAGCCACGGCGCTTCAGATAATCGTCCGATGCAACACACAATGACTGTTGATTATTCGTCAGTATTATATGCTACAGGCGATGTAAACAAAAACACTGTAATAGGCTTTGGTGATTTGCACTACGATCAAAGCCCAAGTCCGCTAACACCACAAGGCGGCGGAGTAACTAGTATTTTTGGCCCAGGCGGCTTCGTAAATGCAATCGACACTATATTGGCTGAGAGCGGAGCAACAGGAAATCAAGGTACTTCTGCTCGAGGAGTTGGCGCCGCTGCCTTTACAGCATTTAGAGCATTTCAGAATGCAAAAACAAATAATGTAAACTTTAAAGGATTAGCCGAAGCAGAGTTGAAGCAAGCGGTCAAAAATGTACTAAGCGGGCAGGATTTGCGAAACACTATGTTCATTCCAACGTCGAATGCAGAGGAATTCCGCGATGCACAAACACAAATTGAAATTGACAATCCTAACGCAAAAGCATCTCAGTCTGGTGTGTCTAATTTGAACAATATTACTAGTAATGGTTCGGGTATATTTTCTAAATTAGGAAACACGGCTAAATCATTAGGAGCTCCAGTATCTGGTATACCAGAAATTGGTTCTGGTGTTAATTTTATTGGAACAACCACCGATTCAGGACAAATTGGAGGGACCAGCATTAATACTGTTACTAATTTAACAAAAACTCTTTCTGGAGGATCTGGTTTAACCAATCAATTTAATGTTAGAAAAGTAGAAGGGACATCGCAATCAATTATGCCTACATCATCGGGATTTTTCGGAGCTATTAAAGAAAAAGGACAAGGTCTAGTGGACGGAGCGAAATCTTTATTTTCCCAATCTACTAGAGAAACAACAGGTAGTAACAAGTTTAGTCCTATTCCTACACCAGTGCCAACTTTTGTTACAGGTACTAATAGATTAGTAGGAGGAACTGATCCTTTTGTCAATACACCATTTAACAACATGGTAATTAGATCAGCAGGAACAAATGCAACACAACAACAGCAAGCGATTACGGATTTAGCGAGTAAAGAAGGTCAAAAATTTGTTACTACCGGTAACAAAACTGATTTAGTATTTGGACAACGTGTTGCTACATCAACAAATCCTGCCCCTAAACAAAGTTAGAAAGACAGCCATGACGATATCTAATAGTTCTATGTTTACATCTACTATATTTGGTAATAGTAGCGGACTAACAGCGGCTGATTTAACTGCTAAAAGTAGAGAAGCACAAGAAGCATATTTAAAACAAGATACTTCAAACAAAATAGAAAGCGTAACAGTTGTAGTACCTAGTAATCAGCAAGTGGCAAAGGATAATTAATGGCTAACAGTATAGTTAAGAAAAAGGAAAACGCCACTAATCTTAGTAGTGTAAACCTAAATGCTATAATTCAAAAAGATATAGAAAAGTATTTTAATAACTTTACAGAAATCCCTATCGAAGTTAGTAGTAACGTTGATGCCGCAGTTGTGGGGTTCTTCGAATCGATAACAGCCAATAAGGAGTCAGCAAGGGCTTTAGCTAGTGCAGTTATCTATACAAGTATCAAGCAAGGATTCAATCCAATGGAAACCCTTGCTGAATTTCAAAAATTGGGTCCTGGAGAGCTAGATGCATACACTATCTTATTTTTAAATTTTGACAGGATAGGTACAAGTTATTTAGGATTGAAAAACAAACCAACAGTAAACAAATACGTACAACGAGCAATTTTACCATGAGCAAGTATCACAATGGATTCTATCAGCTGGTAAATCCATCAAAATACGTTGGCAAAAAAGATCCGCACTTTAGAAGCAGTTGGGAGCATGTGTTTATGCGCTTCTGTGATGAGAATCCTGCTATACTACAGTGGGCTAGCGAAGCAATACATATTCCTTATCGTAATCCTTTTACAAACAGACAAACTATATATGTGCCTGATTTTATGATAGTATATGTTAAAAAGAATGGCGAAAAACATGCAGAACTTATAGAAGTAAAACCTACCAAAGAAACATCACTAGACGAAGCAAAGAGTCCAAGAGATCAAGCCGCCGCAGTATTGAATATGCACAAGTGGCAAGCGGCGCAAGCCTGGTGCGACCAACACGGCTTAAAGTTTCGTATAGTGACAGAGAATGATATCTTCCACCAAGGCAAAGCACGGTAAATACGTGCATGACCAAGAAATTAGAAAATCTATTTGATTTACCTGACCTTAAAGAAGGATCAGAAGACAGCAGTATTAAAGCACTACACGATACAGACACACGTATACAAGAGCAGAAGCAGATTATTGCACAGGTTGATGACGCAATAGACAAGATTGACACCGCTCTGCCCACAGTACGTGACCTTGAAGCCAGTGATAAAGAGATGGATAACCTAGCGGCACTAGCAACAGAAAAGTTTGAAGACCTAATGGAACTGGGCATGAACATGGACCCACGTTTTGGCGGGCAAGTGTTTCAAACAGCAGGTACACTGTTAGGCCATGCTATCACTGCTAAAACTGCTAAAATGGACAAGAAATTACGTATGGTACAGTTGCAATTACAAAAAG